AATTGAGTTCTTTTTTCTTCTTTATTATCAAAACCAAGATGTTCTCTCATTTCTGGATTCTCAATATAAACTCTTGCGTGTGAACCCAATGTGTCTGTTCCAGAGAAAAAAGGATTATTATTTTGTACTTGCGTTTCAATTTCCATATTAGGGATATATACAGTTTGATTTGCTTTGATGAATTCATCTCCATCCATACTGTATCTCTCCCACGAAACAGGCCAATCACATAGATTTTTAACCCTTGATCTACTATTCATATCAATTGCCATAAATTTTACCCTCCATTTAACCTTTTATTTTAGTTATTTAATTGATAATACATAAACGCAAATAAAAAAAGAAGCATATTATATTGCTTCTTTTAAATCTGTTAATTTAATTTTTCTTAGTTCACCATAATCAAAATCAAATTCACCTTGAGAATTAATTATTTTGTTATTGTCTATGTCAAACTTTATGTAGTGATGATTTTGATTTAAATATGTACGTGCGTAAGATAGTATTTCTAGGATTATTTGGTCTGATGGGATGTTGTCATTGCGTGAGATGATACGAATTTCTTTCCATCCAGAACGTAATAAACCATATGTACGATTTCTTTCTTTTTTAATAAAATCATCTTTACTCATAGTACCAAAAATAATATTATTCTCATGACCTCCACCATCATACTCTAAATAAATCATTTCTTCTGGGAATGCTATATCAAGAGATAGATTCCTCAATGGATAATTCAATTCCCCACCAATCAATTGATTAATGTATATTTGTTGTTTTGAGCATGGTGCTGTTCCATTTTTATAAAGTGTTTGTCTTATTTTTTCTCTTATTTCTGGATTAGATAATACAGATTTATAACCATATTTCTCTAAAAAGATTTCTTCGACTCTTTGTTGTTTGCATTTATTACATCTTTCTCCTGCTTTAAATTTTTCAATTGTTACTTCATCAGGATTACCACATGAACAAATATATTTAACTTTTGTTTTACCATTTTGTATTTCATTTTCAGGAGTTAATAATTCACAATCATTGTCTTTAAATAAATTTATAACTTCAATATATGGAGTTCTAAGTTTATCACCAGTTTTTTTATATCCACACTCTTTACATCTTTGCCCATGCATAAATTCTTTTAAAGCGATTGTGCTTAGTTTCCCACATGAGCAAATATAAGGCATAGGAATATCTGTATTTATGTACTCTTTTGCTAATAATTCACAATTCTCTGCTTTAAAAATCTCTTTTGCAATTTCTAAATCATATTTATAATTACCACCTATATTACAAATTGGACATCTATGTCCTCCACTATTAAAAGACGTAAACGTCATTGGGAATGGATGACCTTTATCACATTGAATATCTAAATATTCTTTACATCCAATATATTCAGTTGATAATAATTTATATCCTTCTACTGCTTCGACAATACTTTTAACTTCTTCATATGTATATCTGTGTTTTTCTGAACAATTATTACATCTACCTCCATATTTGAATTTTGCTAGAGAGATACGAGATGTGTTTCCACAAGAACATTTATATTCTAATTTATCATCTTCTCTTACCGCATAATATTCTTCTTCAGATACTAATAATTTGCAATTTTCATCCTTAAATATACCAATAACTTCATCATATGGAACTTTAACTAATCTTCTAAAAATAGCAGACCTGCATTCTTCACATTTATTTTGTGGATTTGTATGTCTATTAAATAGACTATAAGATGTTGTAAATGGATTTCCACAGTTACATTTTATTTTCAAAAAAGAATCTGCATTTTTATAATCACAAATTTTAGTTAATAATTCACAACCAGTGTTTTCTATGGTGATTTTTACTTCTTCATATGGCTTACTTAATTTTATTCCTCTTGCTTTGTTTCCACATTCATCACATTGTCTTTTCTTTGATTGTTCACTTTTAAATTGATGAAATGTTGTCTGAAAATAATTACCACATTTACATTTAATATTAATATCTGTATTTGTATCTATATATTTATCTTTACTAGTTATTAATTCACAACCACTTTTACTTTCAATTTCTATATAATTTTTAATTTCTTCATAAGGAGTTTTTGATTTTTCACCTGATAATTTATTACTACAATCATTACATGTTCTTTGATTAGCACTATAAAATTTATTCCAATTCTTTTTAAATGGATTGCCACAATTACATTCTAACTCTAATAATTTATGAGCATCAATATATTCAGTAGATATTAACTTACAATTTGATTTTGATTCAATTTCTATAAAGTATTTAATATATTCTATAGTTGGTCTTTCTAATCCTGAACATTTATTACATTGCTTTTTTGAATACTTAAAAGCATCATATGACTTAGTAAAATCATTGCCACATTTACATTTTAAATTTAAACTAACATGAGAATTATTTTTATTTTGTTTAATCTTTTCTTGATTAAATTCTTCTTCTGTAGTAGAGAGTTTGCAACCATTACCAGTAATTTCATCATCAATATAATTTTTAATACTTTCATATGTAAGTTTTTTACCCAATTTATTACCTCCGTAGTAATTTATTTTCCGATTATATAATAATTAAAATAGGGAAGGAGTATCGGAATTACTCTTTTCAATATGAATAGCTAGTTCATACCTATCCCTATTTGTATTATACAATTATATTTCTAATCTGTCAAGATTTTATTTAATTTATTCTGCTAAAGAAGAATCGTATATATATCCAATTGCTGCCAAATATTCTTTAATAACATAATTACCGAATTCCCAGTCGTACCTTGTAACTTCAGCTTTTATAAAATTAATATTCATATAGATTAGCTATTATCTATATCGTTCTCTTATGAACTGCCCTATATTTCTATAGGATAATAGACTATTTCTTCACCTTCAGCATTACCTGTTAAGGGCTTCCATTTTCCACTCGCTTGAGTGTACTGGCATTTCAGCCATAGTCGTTGAAGTTTACTCTATTCGAGTCTTACCTGCATGAACATCCATTGTTATAGACTTTAGGATTTAACCATAGTCCATCTCTCAACTTTTTTCTACTTTCGTTCCATCACACTTAGGCATATTTCATCCTTATGTTGTGGCATGAGAGCTTTAGGAATTACCTGCAATTAAGGAAGTGTCCTATGCACATTTCTGTACATACGGGGCAAAAGTTACCCTTAAATTAATGTCAGTCGCAGTCATCGAGGTAAGTCCCCCGCGAAGTGCAATCTGTAATGCATTGTAAGCACCTTGAGGTAAGAACCACAAATCAGTAGTAGGAAGCATTGGGGCATAGAAATCACCAGTAGTATTAAGATTAATCATATTGTAACTATTAGGCATTTCTACTACAATACTTCCTTTGTAATTTTTAATAAGACCAGTTTTCATAACTTCTTCCATTACATAATCAGGGAATCTAAATTCTGTACCAGCAGCTACAACGCCAAAATTAGCATATTCACCTAATTTACTAACTGCACTATAATCACCTAAAATAGTAACAGAAGAACCAAAACGTCTAGCTTTCTTTCTAACACTTTCAACTGATGTTTTAGTAATACCTTCTTCATAATTCTTTAAAGTAGTAGCAGCAGTAATAGCACTTCTTAAAGCATTAATATGAGAAAGTACCATTTGATTGGTCATATCTGTGAGCACTTGTTCATTCTGATAGGCAAGGCCGTCTGTACTGCCACTTTGCAATTCTCTCCAATCAACAACAATACCACCAGTAGAAGTTTGAGTATCCATAGTACCAGTTCTTTTCTTAACGGTAGGGAATACAAACGAACCAGAACTTGCCTGTATTCTTGATTTATCCCCTTGCAATTGGTACACTTCGTATCTCATTTCCTCATTATATCCAACCTTTACAACATTTCCCATAGCATTATTAATAGCTAATCTCTTCTCTAAAGGTTGTTGAATAGTAATAGTTCTAATAGCATTTAACTCTGCTTTAGCTTGAGTATTACCATCTTCAGCAGCACTAGCCAATAATTTAATCTTGTCCATTACTGTATCAACTTTTTTACCATACTTGCTAACATCTTTACCATATACAATATTAGTAAAAATCTCCACATCTTCATTGGGACGAGAAGCAGACAATTTATTTTTTACAATTTTATTAATTTCAATCTGTTCTGCATTCTCACTTAAATTCTTAAAATCAATTCCTAAACTCATATTGAATTCCTCCTATTTTAGTTTTATAATATAATTATTTTAATATTTTGTTGTTATTGTTTACTACTTTTTAAAATTAGATGTTATCGTTTGCCATTACTTCCACAACATAACCACCAGCAACAGTGCCTCCATTAGCATCAATGGTAAACGCACCAAAAGTAGTTTTCTTAATTACTTTCAAATAAATTTCATATGCTGATGCATCAGCAGTTTTAGTCCATTTCATAGTATTAGTAGTGTCAGCAGCAGATCTAGGAATAAGTAAATTGTCTTTTGCTACATCAGCAAAAGCATCAGTAATCAAATCAGCAGACATATCTAATTGAAATCCTACTAAATCTTTAAGTCTAAATGAACGAATATATTCACCTGCAACTACCTTATAATCATCAGTGTTAAGAATCTCAGGTTTATCAATGATATTAAACATTACATAAATATCACCTAATTTTGCAGTCGCTAAATCCGGAACAATTACCTGAGTATCAGAAGTAACATTAAACTGATAACCATTATATGTATCTGCAATTGCTAACACATTAGGTTTGTTAGGAACTTTAAGAAAATTTGAATCATGAAACTTGAATAAACTCATAATAAATAACCTCCTATTATTTTTTAATTTTATTTTAAATTATATATTTACTTTCTTCAAAATTAATTAAAGAAAGAAGGGATACTACCAGAAACTTTTTTCATTTCTTTGTCTTTAATTGCAATAAACATATCATTCTTAGTATTAACTTCTACAGATGCATCTTTAGCAACTAACTCTTTAAATTTCTTAGCACATAATTCTGCTTCTGCTCTTTTTAATCCTTCTAAATCAACAGCATCTACAAATGATTTAAGTGAATTAACTTCAGATTCTTCAAAACCATTCTTAGTAATTTCTGTTTCAAAATAAGAGTTAACTTCTGCAATTTTTGCTTCTGTTTCTGCTTTAACTTTTTCTTCTCTAAAAGAATTAACTTCTACAATAAGTGATTCTTTTTCAGTTTTCTCAGATTCAAGTAATTTATTAACCTCTACAATAGTAGAACTTAGTCCCTCAATTTTAATTTCAAACTCTTGAGTTTTTTCTGATAGAGCATTAATCTCTATAGTTTTTTCCTCTAATGATTTAGTCAAAGTATTAATTTCAATACTTTTTTCTTCTAAAGATTTAGTTAATGAATTAATTTCATTAATTTTATCTTCAATTTTTTGATTTAATTCTAATACAATTTTTTCATCCATTTTGTTATTTTCCTCCTTTGTAATTTGATTGTTTAATAGATTAATTAATGTTTTATTTACTTCCACAGATTGAGCACCATCAACTGGTTTCCAATCTTCTTCCACTTTTATGATTTCTCCTATCATAACTTTTGAATTCTCAACAGAATATGAACTATAGTAATATTCTCCTCTACTATAATAACTTTTCATTACAAACGTAGAATTGGTGGGGTAAAATTTGTGAATATAGAAATATCTATAATCATCATTACTTACATTTAAATTGTTAAATTTTTTATTAAATGCATTTTCAATTAAAGTCACAATGTCGTCATAATTCATTTCATTCAGTTCAATTATGATATTGTTAACATTATGAATGTTTTCTTCACCCAAATTATCATCCTCCTTTCTTGTTATTTTATTTAATTTAGAATTTAATTCTAACATTAAAGCTGATTTGTCAGAAGGTTCAACTCCTATAACTATTGCATGTCCAGAATATTGATATGTTTGAGGGACACGACCTTTTTCTTTCCATCCACCATCATAAATTATTTTAGTATTGCCTTGTGATTTATCTGCACAAATTTCTACAGAACTCTCAACTGGTTCACCATTATCATATTGTTCTTGTAAATAAGTTACAAGTTCTGGAAAACGTTGATCAAATATATACCCTTTTGCCACAAGACCAGTTATAGTTTTTCCATTAACTTCTATATTTTCATCAATAAAAACATCATCAAATGCTCCAACTACTAAACTGTCTTGAAATGTTATTTTACCATCTTTTGCATTTAATTCTCCATGTGCTCCAAAAGGAATTGTATTATCATCATCAAGAAATTGAGCCACTAAAGGCATAGATTTTACACTTTCCATATTTTGTTCAACATATTCCTTTTTCCAACTAATACCATTTGAATTGTATATTTTATCAGAATCATATATTTCGTGTAAAATAAATTTTACAGGAGTTCTACCAGCCTTTGCAGTTTTTTTAGATATTTCTATAATTGAATTATTCGATTTTATCACCACCTTTATATAATTATATTGTTATTTTTGACTTTTAACCTTTTGATCATTGCTTTTTAAATTTTTAGTAGTTAAACCAGATTGTTTTAAATCATCATTATCTTTTTGTGGTCTACCACCTAAATTATCGTCTGGATTAGGTTTATCAGCACTATCACTAGCTATAAAACTAGTTATATGCGGTTGATATTTGTCATCGAATCCTAATTCAATTTCTTCATCACAAATACTAAGATAGTCTTCTGGATCAAATCCTGCTGCTGCAATATAAAATTTTCTACTACCTCCTATTGTTAAATAAAGATCTTTTGCTTTATCATAAACATCCTTTTTATTCAACCAAGTAATAGGAAGAAATTTTATATCTATATAATCTTTTGGTAAAATATCTAAATGTTCATTAATAACTCTAGTTTCTTCTTTTGCTATTTCGTTGATATATTGAAAAACTTGTGCAGATATTAAATCTAAATTAATTTGCAAACTTCCTAAATTAGCACTATTACTTTCAGCATTTAATGCAGAACTGGCAATACCTAAATTAGTAGATACTTTTTTCATATTTTCATCACTCAAACTATCTTTAATTAACGAAGAATCTTTACTTAATCTATCTATTTTTGTTCCAGGTGCTAAACTAAGTGTTGATATTTTTGCAACATTGCCACTTGTATTTATTTTAACTGCATTTTTAAACGCTTCTATTACATTGTCTTGTTGTGTTTTATTTAATGAACAAGATCCAGTTTTTTCACCTTCAGGTAAGATAATATAGTATATACTACTTGCTAACTCACTAATTAATTGATATTGACTATCATCATAATCATTACTTAGTTTCATATCAGTAAAAGCCGAGATTCCAAAAGGGATACCATGAGCATCAATTTCATTTGCTTTGGCTTTTAAAGCAATAGTTTTTCTATAATCAAGAATAAACCATCTTTTGCTTGCATCTTTTCTATAATCCATATATGCTTTTACAAATTCTTTAGGGAAATTTTTAATCTCATTTAATAATCCATTTAATTTAAATTGATCAAAATACATCATATCAAATGCAGCAATTGATATATTATTTTGAAATCCAATTATTTTACAATAATCTAAATCTAAAGGTTGAATCATAAAATTATCATCTAACGATAAACCTTCTAATCTATCAATACTTTCAATAGTAACCATTGAAGTATCTATTTTTTTATTTGATGCAGAAGTGTCACGAAGAATACCTACATATTCACCATCGACAAGTAAATGTCGTAAAATATCTCTAGTTGTCCTATCTATATTTAACATTTTAAGTATAGTATTAAATTTATCTTTTTTATTTTTCATTTTTTGAGATTTACTTCTTAAAGTAGTTATATAAGATAGAGTAGGTAATGCTATCATTCGATCTATTGTTTGCCCATATAAACCATTTAAACAATATGATTGTTTTGATATAACTCTTAAAATTTCATTATATATCATAGGATATTTTACATACTGTTTTAAATCACTCATAGATATATAATCTGTATCTAATCTTCCTAATGAAAAAGAACTATAAGATAATGAATTTAATTCTATTTCATTAGAATTAGATAGTGTGGGAGATGTATTAGTATTTATTTCTGTTTTCTGTGTTTGAGGATCTTCTTTTTGTTTTTTTGACAATTAAATCCTCCTTTCTTTATTATTAATATAATAATTATTATTATTGACAATTATAGTTGTAATGTGTTATTATGAAAATGAAAATACGAAATCATAATCTGATGTACTCTTTTCTAAATCTTTTTCTAAAATACTAATAAAATAATTTCCATATGCTAAACTGGAATACCTATCTTTCCTTTTACCAGATTGTTCTTTTAATTTAACATATTTAGGATGTTCAATCCTTTCTAATAAAACCATTTCATTTTCAAGCAAACTTGTTTGTAAATATGGATTCAATAAATCAAATTTTTCTTCCATGCTAAGTTTATCAAACCAAGGTTCATTATCAAAATATTCTTTAATTTCTTCTTTAGGTATTAAAATTTCTATTTTTTTATTTATAATTTTATCTTTTAAATCTAAAGCAATATCATGATTAAATTCTTCTGTAGGTGAAATTGTATAAATTTTTTGTTCATAATCATCTTCAATATGATATGCAGAAAGTTTAGGTTCATCAATTTCATTCATAGAGTAAAATGGTAAATATTCTTTTTTTCTTTCATTATCATACATTTTTCTACATAAATAACCATATACACTAATACCATTACCTTGTCTGTCTAAAACTATATAATCACATTGATAATCTTCAAATAATCTCCTTATCATTAATGCTTGTGTTTCAGGATGTAATCCTTGATGAGATTCAATATTTTTAACGTATCTTTTATATTTAGTTTTACTACTATTTTTTTTACCAACTATTAAAGTATATACGGATGAATCATTGTTATCTCCACCTAATAATGCAATATCACAACTTAAAATTCTTATTTCATTATCAGATTTTTTTTCTTCCTTTAAATCTTTATTTTTAATTTTTTGTTGTAAATCTTTTTTATATATTGGGAATTGTATTGTTTTTATTTGTTTTAATTCTTCTGTTTTAAAATATGCTTTTTCACTTTCTCCAAAAAACAAACAATCCATTTCCATTGTCCAACCAATTTCATCAATATCATCTTCAGATAATTCATCTATTAATTGTTCTTCATTTGTTAAACCTTCTTTTATAGCAATCTGATATGGAAGTCCACAAACAAAATATTTTTTACCTTGAAGCATTGACTTGAAAAATACAGTATATCTATTAAAAGACCAATTAAATTTATACCAAGGAGAAGATAAAAAAATCTCTTGGTTTCTTTCCATATATATTTTATTATTTTTATATTCTGGTTTTTTAAGAAATCTTGGTTGTCTTGAAACTGCTAAAAATCTACGCAAAACATTTTTATATATTTGCGGATCAATCATTCTAAATTCATCCAAAATTAATAAATTTGCCCTTTTTGACCTAGCATTTTGTGTTGCAGGTACAACTTTTATCCATGAACCATTCAAAAATACCACATTAGGATCTGGTGTATTCATAGAAGTTTTAATACTACCATCAATTTCTCTCTCAATCATTCCAGTTGTTGATATTTGAATTAACTCTGGTATTTTTTCAGAAATTAAATTCATTGCTTGTTCTTTTGTTTTTGAAGCTATAATTATTTTAGTTCCAGGATATAATATACATTTTACAACACAATATATAGTCACTAAAAAAGATTTACCCAAACCTCTACTTGCAAAAAACATTGTATAATTATAATGTATCATAACATACAATAAAATTTTTTGGAATGGTTTTAAAGTAATACCAAGATATTCTTCTGCAAATATATCAGGTCTTGATCTATAAAAAGAGACCCAAAGTTCTATTCCTTGCATTAATTTTTCTGATTTGGTTAATTTATCATTAGATTTATTAAAATTAATACTTTTATCATATAGTCCAATAGAATTTTTTTGTTTATTTCTTTTAACTTGATAATTTTTATATCCCGCCATTATTCATCATCTTCCTCATTATTTATACTATTAAGATTTATAGTATAATCTTTAATAGATTCATCATATTTTTTAACAGCATCATTAGCAAGACCTTCCATTTTAGCTAAATGTCCTACCATATATGTATCAATATATTTTTTCATTTCATCATCAATTTCTTGTCGTACTGGTTTTTCATTTTCCCATTTTTTTATAAAAACTCCTAAACTTAATTTTTCATTTTTATCTGCACCTGTAGATTGAACTGGTTTTAAATTACCATCATTCATTAATTTACTTCTTGATTCAATTAATTTAGTAATTTCTCCTTTTTCTAATCCTTGTCTTATTTTTTCTATTTCAAGATTAATAAAACAAATATCTTTCATAATCATTTCCATACCATAATCTGGACACTCAAAATCAGTTTTTAAATTAAAAATTTCTTCTTCTAAAAATTCATACTCCCAAAGTTTTCTATTTTTACCCCAATGTTTAACTATTGATTCTGTTAATTCAAAATTACTTTCAGATAACTCAAAATTTATAATTTCATCTTCATCAATTCCATTTAATTTATCTTGTATTACTATATCATCGCTATCTTTATATCTGAAAGAATCAATACCTTCATTATTTTTACTAATAGAACTTATTTTACTTTTGTAATATCCAAATACGGAATCTGCTTTTTTGCCAGTAGATAATAATTTATCAATATGAGATTGTACTTGTTCTAATGCTTTAACACTAAATCTAATATCCAAATCTTGACAAGTTAATCTAATAGCTTTTTCCATATTATTATATATAGAAAAATAATGACTATATATTTCATTGCAATGCACTCTACAAATACTCATAAATCCATTTTTATCTAAAAAAGGATTCGTTGCCTCATAAAATTTATCTAATGAGAGCATTTTTTGACACATTCTGCAATAATTTTCTCCAGACACCACTTTTGCTTTTTTAATAGTTTTAGTTAATCTTGGCATCTGTCATCATCCCCTTTTAAAACATTTATATATCTATATTTATCATCTAATAAATGGTCAAATTCAAAATTTTTATATCTTTGTTTAAATTCATTGAATTGTTCTGGTGTATTCTTTCCAAATCCATAATTTTTGTGAAAAATTACATGTAAACTATCAATAATACAAACACCAAGATATTTTTTATGTTTTTCAATACATTGAATTTTAAGAATTTCTAATTCATCTTTTTCATATTCAGATATTGATTGTTTAAAAATTAAATTATTTTCATTTAAAATTTCTTCTACTATTAAATCAAATCCATATAAATGATGTATTGTATCAAATCGTTGATTAGTTAAAATAC